TCACCTGTGTATGTATTATGATTGTTTATATACCCGCCATGAGGAAAGTTACCTGGATAGATTACACATCGATTGAAGTTTGCTTCTACAATATCAAGCAGTTCTGCATTTTTTGATATGTCATATCGAATATCTTCACTCTCAGGTATGTCTGGATTGTCTTGATACTCACTATAAAATGCAGTACCACCATCGCTGAACTTATCAAGATATACAATAGATGCTAAAACATTTTTTCCATCTATATGCGGATGCATTTGAATGCCAATGTCTTTAGGTGGGTCTATCCACTGAAACACATTGAATGTAGTGCCTACTTCTCTCGTATGGCACTTGATACCGAGTTTAGATAGTGCTAAGTCTTTTACTATTTGTTGATACTCGGCGCTATCGTAAGAACTAACATCGCTATCAAGTGAATATCTGCAGTCATAATAATCGATAAAATTGTTTGATGTAGGACTATTCTTCCATGATTGAACCCATGATTGTTCTAGCATTAGTGCTATATCATCAGGATATGCAAAGAAGTTTTCTATAATCACCACATCACCGACACCCTCTACTTTACGCTTGGTGACGCCTAGTTGAGGATTAAGAGCAAACAGTTGATGCTTTTGATATGGTACTGTCATTACTTGAACTCACAGTCTACCATAACTTCAGTAAAGAATGCAACCATATTTACTTCTTGGTCTGCCACATGAACATTCTTATACTGATAATCAGCAATCTTTAGAACAACTAGAGGTATACTCTGAGGTTGTAGATGGTCGTTCATAGTGTCGTACACTTTACGATAGATATCTTGTGCATCAGACGTATGAATGCTGTCAGCGACCCATTTACGCATCTTCTGAAAGTCTTTCTGCTTGCAATAGTCTATCACTGCTTTTAGTTCGATATCGCCAGATGCATTCGCCGCTTCTGTGTCGATACGACCACCAATAGAAATCTTCTGCAGTTCGTTGAGTGTACGTCTAAAGTCTGGAAAGAACTTTTGTACTACAGATGCGACAGTACCTTTCTCAAACTCGACAGTCTCTTCATTTAAGATTTGCGTTACTCTTTTGAAGAAGTTACCTGCTAGTGCAGGACTTTCTTCTTTAGGAATTGTAAACTCAATCACACTGCATCTAGAATGTAGTGCAGGAATGATTTTGTTTTTGTAGTTGCAAGTGAAGATGAACCGACAGTTCTTACTAAACTCTTCGATAAAGTTACGCAAAGCGGGTTGTGTAACCGCAGTCAAATAATCTGCTTCATCATATATGACTACCTTTCCATTGCCACTGAAGGACACAGTGCTGGCAAAGTTCGTTATCTTGTTTCGTAAGGTGTCGATATCACCTTCACTTGAACCATTGAGAATTATCCAATCATACCCCATTTGTTCGCAAAGTGCTTTTGCGACTGTGGTCTTACCTACACCTGCGCCACCACAGAGTAATAGATTAGGTATCTCACCCGTTTCTACAAACTGTAGAAAGGTCTTCTCAAGATGCTTTGGTAAAATCGCATCTTGAACTTTCTGAGGTCGATATTTTTCAACCCACAGAAATTCATCACTTTTCATATCCATCATATAATCCTCGTTTTAATTTTCGTATGTGCTATCAGTCTCCAGTGCTACCCAATATTGCAGGTTAGCATTAGCATTAACCCAATGTGAAATGTTCTTCTGTGAAACAGTCAAGTCATATTCACCTGGAATCATACGCAAATTATCACGCTTGAAGTAGAAGTTGAACTTAGTTCCATTACCGTCTGCTACTTCAACATTGAACTGATTTGACGTTTGGTTCTTTTTGTCAGTTGCGATTAAGTTAATTGTGTCGCCGTCTGATACTAGACCAATGTCATTCAGTTGCATGATGTTAGATGCCTTGAGCAAATCAGTGTAGTTCGATTGTGTAATACGAACTTTCACTTCTGCACTCGGCATTGTAATACCTTTAGAAGGAGATACTACAAGTGATGGGTCTGCATACCAAAACTTAGAACTCGACTTACCTTGAGAGACAGTCAAGTAATCATCACCAAGAGTAATGTCTGGACTCTCATAGAGAGACAGAACGCTCAATAGCGAATTCAAGTCATAGATAGCAAACTCTTTGTCGAAAGTTTCTTCGACAGTTGCTTCTGCTAGAACATTTTTCATTACTGAATTAGTCTGCAGATTGTTACCTGGTTTGATGAGCAGGTTCTCATTAATCTCACTGAAGTTTTTTAGAACGTCAAATGTTTGTTTAGATATTTTCATTACAAATCCTCATCATGTATATACAGTTGTATTAATGCGTAGTGTAGAACCTTCATCAGGTCTTTTCGGGCATCACTAGCGAGACCCTTTTTGCCGTATCGTTGTGCATACTTTAGTACGTTACCAATACAGAAACCAGTGCCGTGTCCACCATCGATGATGAACTCGGTCGCTTGAAACTTGTCTTTTGAATAGTGACCAGTATAGGTACCATCAATATAATCTTTGAACTCTTGAATAAGTTCTGCTTCATTGAACTTATAATCTATATTTTCTTTTTTCATATTTCTCACTTTATTCATAGTAAAAGATTAGGGCGGGCAGGTGAAAGGTATTCATTGTAAGATGAGAACCCACCCGCCCTAAACTAGTCAGTCAATTAAGATGCTAGTGCTTGTAGACCAGCGGCAACAACTGCGCGTGATGGTGTACCAATTCTATATGATACTGAACCATTGCTCTTTCCAGTTGGGTTTGCATAAATCATAACGCCGCTCATACGCAGGTCATGTACACGCCTTGAAACATTGACCGTATCGGTCTTTGCTTTACTTGCGAGTTGCTTCGTTGTGAAGGACGCGCCAGTGCTAAGTGCGTTAAAGATTTTAGTCTTAATTGATGTTTTTGCTTTTGCCATTATATTTTCACTCCTAGTAATTATAATGTTTTGAGACTGCGACATGCAATCTCATTCAATATTCTAAGTATACTCTTAGAATGGGGTTTTGTCAACAGTTTCTTCAACTGTGACTACACTTTCACCGACTTCATCGAAATCTGTGATAGTGGATTCTGCATCAACCTTTGTGTAAAGGTCAACGAATGCAGATTTTGTTTCATCATCAAAACGGTTGACACATAACTCAATCGCTTTCATACGATTTTGAAAGATGCCATATGCTTTGACGATGTGAACTAAACGTCTGGTAGAGATAATCTCATCGATGCCACCATCGACAAAAGTTTTTCTGATAACATCTGCCCACTTGGTCAGTTTATCAGCAAAATCATCATCTGCTTTACCAGCGAATTCTAATTCTTTTGAAAGGATTTTCTTCTCAACTGAGAGAGAAGGATACTCTTGCTCAACAGTGATAGGGAAACGCTCAAGGAACGCTTCGTTCAGAATGTTAGTGCCGATGAAACGACCATCTTCTGAACCCTTACCTTTAGTGTTTGCAGTAGCAATAATCTGAAAACCAGGAGCAGGTTGAACATACTGATTGATTTTCTTCAGTAGAATACCTTTACCTTCGAGGATTGGTTGCATACACATAATCTTGTTTGACGCAAGGTCAATCTCATCAAGGAGCAATACGCCACCTTGCTTCATTGCTTGAATAACTGGACCATCGAACCAGACAGTCTCGCCATCAACCAAACGATATGAACCGAGCAAATCATCTTCATCGGTTTCGATAGTAATGTTGACACGGAAGAACTCACGCTTTAGTTGGGCGCAAACTTGTTCGACCATCATAGTCTTACCGTTACCAGATAGACCAGTGATAAACACAGGATAGAACATCTTCGACTTGACGATATTCTTGATATCTGAGAACTGACCGAAAGGAACATAGTTACCATACACATCAGGAACAATATTCTTGACTGTGGTATCGACAATACCAATCTGTTTTTTTGATACTGGTTGCTCAACCATCGGTGCTACCTCTTGAACTTTCTGTTGCATGGTCACTGTTGGTGCGCCTGTCGCAACTACAGAATACAGACCATCGCCTAGTTTATGCTCATCGTTTTTCACAATCCAAGATGGAGCATACTTCATACCTATAGAGTTTGCCGCCTGAACTAATTCAGCACGATTGAACTCTGTTTGGTGTGGATACATCTCGGAAATCGCAGTCATATAATCATCACGTTTATTCATCATATTATCACCTTTTCTCATCATTATGTATACATTATCGCATATTTTACTAACTTTGTCAAGAACAATCCACACGATTTATGGCAATAATGCAATTTATTTTCATTATGCCGCAACCTTATCGATAAACTTACTGAGAATAACTCGATTTTGCAGTTTACCTTTGGTCATCTTTTTGAATGCGGTTGTTAATTGACCTCTTGATGGGTTAGCATCTACTTTCAGACCTTCATCATTGATTTGAAGTGTCTTACCACCTTTGATAATATACAGTTCATCTAAACCACTAGTATATGATATGATGGACTTTTCTTTAGTCAGTTGCTTTTTGAACTCGGTATGCTGGTCACCATATCCTGTCTCACTATCACTATCAGCAATAAACTTGTCAAAGGCATATCTCAGGTCACTACCAGAAGCAATAAAGAACCCTACAAGGTTACAACCCGTAACACCCTTTAAGAAGGTGTATAGACCTTTTGTAACATCTTTTCGACCATATCCCTCATGTTTAATCTGAACTTGTGTATTGGTTGCTTTATCGCGAACAATCACATTTTTAGAACGAATAGGTTTAGAGTCAACTTTAGTGTGACCAAGGTCAAGGTCAGTACCAACTGTGAATACACCTTCCATACTATGACTTGCACCATCAGTTAGAAAGACTGTATTGACAATCTGAATATTGTTACGCTTTTTGAATTCAGGTACGAACTTAGAGGCGAACATAATAGTCTCATTCAAAGGTGTGCCAGACAGAAAATACTTTCTCGGAAGACCCCACCATCTGAAGTCACCAGCAGAGTTGCGGTCAAACATACATGAGATTGTCAAACATATCTCGACTGACTTGTTGAACTTCTTAGTGTTCATTTTCTCATTAAACAATTCTAGAAGACCAAAGTTAGGATCGAAAGCAAGTTCACCATAATTCTGAGACTGACGCTCGTACTTAGGTAAATTTTGATTTTTGAAATACTCACTAGTGAATGCATAAGCGGCGAAAGGAATGTTTGCTTTTCTGCAGAACATCGCCAAGCACACCAACTGCTCCATAGTGCCTTTCATATTTTCTGCCATTGAACCAGACCAGTCAAGGAAGAAAACCATACCATGGTCTTTACCTTTAGGGAACTGAGTTGCCTTCTTGAAAATATCTTCATTAAACTTGTATGAATATAACTTCTGAGTATTGATAACACCAGTCTTGGACTCAGATGCTTTGGCATATTCTTGTGCCGCTTTTTTCATTTCGAATTCTTTATTCAGATAGTTGATAACTTTCTGGTTACGCTTTTTGAAAGTATTAGCGTATTCTATCATAGCACTATCTCTGTTTGAATAGTCTTTCCAGTACTCATTAAGTTCAGTATGAATAGTTTCTGAAGAAACAATAAACTTTTTGAAATCAATTTTCTTAGGAAGTTCGATATACTGCATGACCATGTTCTCATCAGTCTCGGCAAATTCTTTTGCATTAGACTGAGAATTCATATCAGTGATAGAACGAACACCATCCATTGAACCATCTTCTTTTGAAGCAACGCCAGTCATATCTTCTAAAGGAAGTTCAGACTGCACTTTTGTTTCTGCAGTAGTTTCTGCATCATCATCTTCTGCGGCATCTTCGGTCTCATCACCATCTGCTTCATTAGCATCTTCGCCTTCATCAGACTTTTGCGCTGAAACTGGTGACTTACCAGAACCCTCACCTTGATTTTCTTTAGCATCGGCACTGAACTCGCCAGTCTCTTGGTCTGAACTCGCTTGTTGCTCATCGC